CCCTACTAATTGATGGTCAGCGTTCCAATCACTTGGACGGACTACGGATGTGTCATCTCCGTCAGGTATCGTTGAAACCTTAGTGTGCTTGACTGTAATAGCCATTATTGGACTCCAATGATTTTGCCGTCTTGACCTCTAACCACCGTTTTAGGGCGATTGTGTTGGGCATTAATTGTATCTACTAAAGCGCTAATTGCTTGTGCCATTTGCTCATTTCCTTGACCAATAGCGTTTGCAATAGGTTGCATAGGGTGTTCCATAGCGTGTGCCATTGATTCTTCAGTCATATAGGCCTGTTCACCATCAGATTCACCAGCAGAAATACGGGCAGTTTCAATTTTTGCGCCATTGTTGATATGAGCAAGCAAGACTTGAGTGTTTCTCTCAGTCATCATCTTCATCTGGGAGACTTTTAGTTCCATCTCTCTGTCCATGCGGTTACGCTGTTCTTCAAGTTGGAATTTAAGCTGATTTTCTTGCGCCTGGTACTCTTGTTTAGCTTTTTCTAGCTCCATTTGACCCTGTAACTTAGCTTGTTCTAGTTGGGCAGTCATTTGTAACTGTTGCATCTTAGCTTGGCTGTCCATTTGAGCTTTTTGAATCTCAACAGGAGGTGGTTTAGGTTGACCTTTAGTAGCTTCGTACTGTTTTTTCATATCATCAGCAGTTTGGTCAATAATTCCCTCTAATTGTTTACCAGCTTTGAACGCAGTTACGCCAAATTTCAACATTTCTAGCAACATTGGAGTCATTTCAGGTGCAGCTTGAGCAGTTGGCAACGCCATAGATACAAATTGACCTACAGCAGCTAAAAATGCAGTTCTATCTGCTTTTTCTTGCTGTTCATCTTGGTAAATCATTGAGTCGGAAGTGACTTCAATGCGGAAATTCTTACTTGCTTCGTTTCTTAGGAGTGCAATAGCTTGCGGAATGAGCGCTTGGTCTTGTTGCGACAGTTGCATTGCGCCAGAAATCTTAACCAGCGTCTCATCTGTAAAATGATTGCAAATAATTTGCGCTTTAATAGACAACAGAGATGTTGCAAAATCTACTACTGCGTGTTGTTGAGTCTTTAAGCGACCAGCAGCGTTGTTTGACTTAATGATTTGCGCACCAAGAGTCTCACTTGGGTCAGTTTGACCACGCTGAATGTCAGCAATACCCATCAATTCATAGATTTGACCTTTAACTTGCTCCATTGCCTGATAGCAAGACATCAATGCGCTTGCAAATGGGGTTAAGTCGACTAAATCAATAGCACCTTTCATACCTTGCTTCTCAGCAAATGCCATCCAGTTAGCTACTGGAATCATGGTGTTGTTTTCGCCTTCAGAGAATAAGCGTTGTAGTTCAGAGGCCGAGGCATCGTATACACCACGCACTTTAAGGGCGTTAATTAAGCCATCAATTCTGTCGCACAGAACATCTAATTCTCTAGCTTGGTCTTGATAAATTGTGTAATCAGGAATTGGCTCTAGGGAATCTGTAGTCAGAGTCGCATAGAGTGGCTTTGGACAAGGCCAGAAGTTTTCTAATCCTAGCGGGTCATCTCTTTCGTCAACAATCTTGCCAAGTGACTTAGAAATCCACAATACTTTGCCTGTTTCTTTGTCCCAAACTTCGTATATCACCGCCTCATATACGCCATCATCAGACTTATAAGACTGTTTTAAGTCGTCAGGTTTTGTATCTAATGGGATTTTGTAACCCATTTCTTCGCCAAAACGCTCAACCAAAGCTGGGCGAGACATATAGACTCTGCGCCAGACTGCGGTTACTTCTTCCCAAGTGCGGGCAATAGTGTGTCCAAAGTCTCTCCAATGGACATAATCAACAGGACAGCACTCATACTCAATACGCTCTGGATTTTCAATTTCAGTAGCTTCAGGAGTTTCAGCTTCGTCAGAATCTTCACTAACTTGTAAGCCGTCATCAGGTGTGTCTTCCCCTGACATACCTGCTTCTTCGCCAACAATATGCGGTTCATAACGAACCCAAGCTACACCACGACCACCTAATAGACGGTCTAATACTGCGTTATTCATGGCTGACTTATAGTCACCATAATGTTCAATCTCAAACTCTAATGCCCTTTCAAGCATCATCGAGGCTACACGACCTATTGGGTCATTATCTCTAAACCTACGGCTAACATCAGGTCTAGGCAGTCTTGCAAAGATAGCTGGCTGAATAGTCTGAACATTGCTCCAGAGGATGTTAAATCGTGCATTAGGGTTTCTGTCGTAGCGGCTATCATCTTTATATTTCTTTACTATGCGGTCAACCCTAGCTTCCCATCGTTTATATGAGCGCTCATAGCCCATAATGGTTTTATACCAATCTTCGTAGGTATGATTGACTGTAGCTTTATCGTTTGCCATGAGTTGCCTTAATGTTTGAATATTTGGCGAAATGTTTGCTCATTTTACCTTTTTTATATCCGATTGTTTGTTTTTACTTTAGTCTCTTTCCATAAGTCATTGAGACTAACATCAGTTTTTCCGACAAATACCCCCCGTATAGGCGCTTCAGGGTCAACAATCTTTGCTTCATCTTTCCAAACTATAGCCAAGTATCTAAAGGCGTCTGCACCATGAGAAGTCCAATCATGGCGAGGCTTATCTCTAAATACCTTTTTATCCTCATCGTATTCCCTTTGGTATTGTCTGAGACACTCTATGCCGTCAGTACACTTGTGGTCAAACCATGCCCGAGTAAGGGCTAGGCGACTAGCCTGTATACCGTCTTGAAGTTTTAAATTAGGGGTTATTTTGATTGTTTTTAGGGGTATCTTATCGCCTAGCTGTTCGATTACAGAACGATTAGAAGATAAAGTCTTAGCTCTAGCATCATGGGGCAGCCAATGAGTCCCGTAAACATAGCCCCTCTCTTCCTCCCTAGCTTGGATAATCCCCGCATAGAAAGCCACAGGTTGCCCGTTTGAGGAGTGATAGTCTAATAATCTAATCTCTCCGTGTACTACCTGATACCACCATATAGCCGTATCGTCTGAGTACCCCAAGTCCCATGCCGTATGAACAGGGAATAAAGGGTCATACTCAACATCGGTAATCCTACCCGCATCAGTAAGCTGCCTCATCTCCTTACCGTAGTAAGCCCCGAGGATTGCGCTTTCAAAGTCACATTCAAATTCTTGTAAATATTGGTCTTGCGTCATTGTCTTGGCTGCGTCATCTAGTTCCTCTTTATCAAGGATTCCCGTCTGACTAGCCCGTAGGACTTTTACATACCAATCCTCCCCTTTGGTTGCAGTTTGGTACATTTCCCAGAACGCATTATGGCCCTTAGGAGTGCCGATAAAGGTAGCTGACCCTTTCCTATCAGTAAGTAACGGGCGAACCACAGCCCCCCATATAGAGGGCTTCATATCGGCATATTCGTCAAGGACTACGGAATCAAGGAAGATTCCTCGGAGTCCATCAGGGGAGTCAGCACCATAGAGCCTTATCCTAGCCCCGTTCACTAGCTCCACCCATAGTTCAGACTGATTGGCTTTTCTTAATACAGGCTGTGAGAATCTGACTAAGTAATCCCATGCAATGTTCTTAGCCTGGCTGTAATAAGGTGCGATGTAAGCATACCGCCCGTCTGGCTTATCATCCATCAAGGCTTTATAGATAAGGTCATTAATACATAGAACCGTCTTACCGCACCTCCTATGAGCCACAATTAAGCTCCATCGCTCAGTCCTGTCATGGAAGTCCTCGAATACCTTACGGGGACAATAGTCCATTTCTATCTCTAATAATCCCTCGCTCACTCTGGGCGCTTCCAACTAATTACCATACGCTGAGGGGCTGCCTCATCTCCTACGCTCTCAACCCTTGCGAGCTTAGGTAAGTGATATTCCATTACGGCCTGCAACATTAGAAAGGCCTTTTCTGGATTAGGCGGGACAATCCAAACAATATCCCCGTTTTTGTCATATCTTATACATCCTTCCTTATCAGTCTTAGGAATACCAGAAGCCACTTCCTCGAGCCAATGTTGCATCCTGGGAGAGTTCTTATCTACGAATTTGGCTATAGCTTCCTTAGCAATGGCAGTATGTTTATTAACTGCGCCAACGGGGCGACCTTTTCCAGCATTGGGAGGAGTTCTTTTCTTGGGTTTAACGATTGAACCATCAGGATTGACGGTAACAATATCAGACGAATTAGTCATGGTTTGCTAGCTTTCTATAACTTTCAGCAATTAAGTAATTAATAAAACTCTAAGTCATTGATTCTATTGAACGCAATATATCACAATTTGCATAAAAACAACAGCAATCAAAATATATTGATATATAAGGGTTTGTCCTAATATAATTAATGTAGTGCATCGCTACAATACAACTTAGCAGTACAACTCAACGCAATACATTTAAGGGGATTTAAATGAACTATCAAGAAGCCTTAGCCTTAGCAACAAAGGGTTTGCCATCAAATATTGACTATTCTATATATTTAAAGCAAACAAGCAAAAGCAATATGTACAGTAAAGTTGATGTACAAAATTGGAGCTTTATTGCTAAAACAGTAGCCAAGAATTTATCTATTAAATAAAGGGAATCACAATGGAAATGACATCAAATCTATGCAGCAATGCAACACGCAAAGTAGGCTTATTAATCACTAAGGCTTCAGAGCTTGAGATGGACTTATCTTGCTATGGTGTAGCAGATGAGAACACTTCTAGCGGGAATGTATATCTATGGCTAGAAGATTATCCATTCACTTTATACATTGGCTTAGGGTCTGACTCTATCTATGCTGCATATACTAATTCTGACAATGGTGATGAGTCAATTATTGAGGTTGAACCTACTGTTGGTCTAGACTATCTCTATCAATGGTGTGATGGTTTAAAGGTGGCAGCATGAGAAATTGGCACGCAGTTCTTATTTCATTTCTTTTGGCGGGGATTTTATACTTTATCTGGTACTTAACTGCCATCCATTACATTTAAACGCATTACAAGGGCATTTTTAGCCCATTTTTAAGGGGAGCAATACTATGAGATACGAAATTCAAGCGAGTACATTTAACTGCGTTGATGGGGGTGATTGGGTACAGGTCACGCACGGCAAAACAATAGAACAGGCAATTCTAAAATTTAGAGCTTATCTAAAGGAAGTCCCAGCCCATTACAGGCCGTTCAATATCCATTCAAAAATCAAAGTTTACAACCGTACAGAACAGCGCTTTATTGCAGACTATTACATTTAAGGGGGTTTTATGAATAACGAATTCAAGAATAGCAGCGTATCAACTCAATACATGTATCAACGCATAAATGACATTTTGGATGTTAAGCAAGTCATTGATGTTTCATTTGAGCTATCTAGGCTCTTAGATGAATTGGCTCAAGTTTACAAAGCTGAAACAGGCCGCTTGATTGAACAGGGGGACTTATGAATCATTGGGACAAACCGTGCGCAGCTCATGGACTTACTTCATATCGTTACAAAGGCCGCTACGGCTGGATAATGATTGGCGCTAAAAGTACAGAGGGCGCATTGAGTGAGGCCAAGCGTAGCACTCAGGGCGTAATTATTGACAATTTAGAGATTTGGGATGGTTCGCAATATAAGGGGGTTATATGTTAACTATTGAAAAATCAAACTCATCTTATGGCAACTATGTCATAAGACTGTCGCCAACTGAATTTAAGTTCTTTTTCCGTAAAAAAGACGCAATCAACTATCTAAAGGGGATGGTATGACACAAGAAAAGAGACTTCAAGAGGTCAAAGAGCTGATATGGGCTATAGAAAGAGACTTAGGCCCTTATGAGCGGGGCGATTCAATGAATTATTCGGGTTATATGATGGAAAACGCATTAGACCTAAAAAATTTAGTATTTAAATTGTTAAAAGGGGAATAAACATGGCTACCAAGAAACCAGCAGCACCAAAACCATTGACTGAACTAGAGCAGCTTAAAAGTAGCGTATCAATTCTTGAGGCTGCTTTATATCAGGCTTTTGCAGATTACGATGAGATGCAAACAATGATAATTATGTTTAGAGAGGCCTCAAAGGGTGAGAACTTCTCAAAGTATTGGGTACATGATTACTGCCAGGCTATGCTTACCAATGCTATAGCGAATCAACACAATATGATGGATTGTGCAGGCCTTAAAGACTATTAATTAATTAACAGGGGGTTCGCCCCCTTTCTTTTTGCGGGGAATTTTTCTATGGTCTTTGACCTGAAAGGATGGCGCTCATCCTTAGGACTTACACAAGCGAGCGCAGCGCAATTACTTGGCGTGCATAGGGTTACATATACCCGATGGGAAACGGGGACTCAGCAGCCCCCTAAACTCATTGGGATGGCTTGCCTACAATTTAAGCAGATGATGGGTAAGGCGGGGGAGTAGACTATCCTTTGAAAACAAAATCATGAAATTGTATGTAAATCACAATTTTTGGGAAAGGTTTTGAAATTGAAATTAACCTACGATGTCTGGGTCGTGATTCTTATTCATTGCATCCATTAGCATTTGTTTACGCCTCATGCGTTGATTGGCTTTTTTGTTAAGAATACCGCTATCGTCTAATTCCAATGGAGGATTGTGGTCTTGACGCTTTTTTTGTTGTTTTTCAAGCGTGGATTCTTTGTGCGGGCGCAACATAGCATTTTCTGGCGGGTAGCTTCTTGTCATGTGTTTCATTACATATCTTTCATCTTTTGGCGAATCATGTCTTTTCTGTTTGGTTTAGCAGTTTTGGCTGATTCTTTAAAGTCTTTAGCAGTTGGAGCGCCTTTACTGCCAGGCTTACGCATCTTTTCGCCTGAGCCATGTGCAATGCGTTCTTGTTTTGCGTGAATATTAGCGTATAAACCAGGTTTCATTAGCAATTCCAGTTCTTTAATGATGCTTTAGCCCGTTCAGCAGGGCCTTTAGCGTGTGCAACAACACCTTTCATTCTGGCGCAAAAACTATCGTGTCTACTACCACTCTTTTGAGGTGCTTTTAAATTACTACCATTCTTGGCATTATATTGCGCCCTACCTTTGGCGGTCATGCCTGCACCCTTGTCTGTAGGGTTATAAGTCTTGCCAGAGCCTGTAGTTTTATGCGGGATAGGCTTATCATGCTTATCCATTGCACTACGGATTTGGTCTTGGCGACTCATTTTGTTTCAATGTACTTAGCGTAAGACTCTTCTAACTTAGCTTTACGTTTGCCTTTAGCATGGGTACGCTCTTCGTTCAAAGCAATAGCCAACGCTTGTTTCTTTGGCTTTCCTGCGGCAACTTCAGTCTTATAGTTCTTGCCAACCGATTGGGCTGAACCTGATTTATCCATTGGCATAGCTATTCCTTACTTGAGGTATTTAAGTTTGTAACAGGTAGAGTCAATTAACTGTTGTATTTCTGCAACAATATTAACTAATTCTTGTTTTTGCGGCAAGTCTGCATTGGCTTCATTTACAAAATTCTTCAATGATTCCATGTACTTAAGCGCATCTTTAGGCTGGTGATAAACACTTGGGAAATCTTTAATCTGTTCGTAGCAGCCCATGTAGGCCTCAACATAATCATCTACCAACTCAACTATCTCATCATAGTATTTGCCTAATGCTTTGTGCTGGGAATAAGAGTTGGTTGACCAATGGAAAAAGTGCGTGTTTGTTGCGCTATGCAACAAAGTAGCGGCAAACATGGCAACATTAGCGGTTTCAGTCATAAATCACTCCATTTTTAACAATTTTAATACTTCTATTGCTTCTTCGCTTGAATTTACCCTATATAAATGGCCGCCTTTCCAACCAGCAATAAACTTAATCTGGTCGGGGGTAAACTTTTTATCAGCGCCATCTTTTACTTCCATTAAAATAGTGTGTCCCTCATAAGCTACAAGTAAATCGGGTATACCCGCACCTACCATGTGTAATAAATGAACATCAGCACCATAATCTCGTAGCGCTTTAACAACAACAACTTGATTTTTATCTACTTTTTTAGCAAATGACATAATATTCAGTTAGTATTCAGTAACTTATTGATTATAGGGTAAATTTCATGGCTGGCTATCATTTAACTGATGAACAATGGATTGAGTCTTGGAATAAAGTTGGCAGTCCAACTGAGTTTGCAAAAATACATCAAATAGCAGTAAGAAATGTCATGGCTAGGCGCAGGTCAATAGAAAATAGACTGCGCATTAAATTAGATACATTTAATAGCCAAAATCCAGCTTATACAAAGAAAATACAACAAACACCTGGCAATGTCCGAAGAGGTATGGATATTGAAAAGGGCAGAGTCATTGTATTTAGTGACGCACACTTTTGGCCTGATGAAACTACCACAGCCTTTAAAGCCCTCATAGAGATGATTAAAGAGTACAAGCCTACTGCCATAGTCTGTAATGGTGATGCGCTTGATGGGGCTTCTATTAGCCGCTTTCCTCGTACTGATTGGAGTAAGCTGCCAACAATGAAAGAGGAGTTGGAAGCTTGTCAGTATTTCCTAGGAGAAATTGAAGTTGTAGCCAAAGGCGCTAAGTTGTTTTTTCCAATGGGTAATCATGACCAAAGACTAGAAGCTAACATTGTGGCTAACCTTCCATCGTTTGAGGGTATACCTGGCACTAGCCTTAAAGACTACTTCCCTATGTGGCAACCTTGTTGGTCTTTTTGGGTAAATGAAGATACTTGTATTAAACATCGTTGGAAAGGTGGTTGGACAGGCGGCAGAAATAACGCTGTCAACTCTGGTGTCAACATGATTACAGGCCACACCCATGTACTTTCAGCTATTCCATTTAATGATTACAACGGCACACGCTGGGGTGTTCAAACAGGTACGCTTGCCGACCCCAATGGTCAACAATTTAGTTATACAGAAGACACACCAAAGGATTGGAATAGCGGCTTTGTAATGTTGTCTTTTGACCGTAGCAGACTATTGCAGCCTGAAATGATTAGGGTATGGGGTGAGGATGAAGTTGAATTTAGAGGCAAGATACATCAAGTATGAAACTGACAGAACCTATCCTTCGAAATCTATATTCAGCAATTTATTGCATGAAGCCTTTTGATAGGTGGAATATGCCGTTGCCAGAGCAGATTTGCTTTATTGTGGATAGCGACCCACAGTTGATGGGTAGTTATTTATACGATGATGGCGAAAAGTACGAACATACTATTACTATTTCGTCTGCTCGTTGTGGTCATCTTGATACTGTGATTCGTGTTTTGTGCCATGAATGTATACACATGAGCCGTCACAAATCGAGCAAGTGGACTCATCACGATAAGGAGTTTCGTAATAGAGCGCACCGTATCTCGTCTGAGTTAGGCTTTGACCCTTTAGAATTGTAGCTTCAGCTGCCAAACGGTCTGCCGTAGTGAATGTTGTCATTTGCTAGCTCCCTTTCCAAGTTTCTGACTGACTCGTTCCAACAACTCCTCACAGGATATTTGGTATTTTCTTTCAAAACCTTTGACACCCAATCCGTGAAGTCCAGAGTTTCCCCGATGGTGTTCTGGGCATAAAGGCAAGATTGGGGATGCAGACCGAACATTTCCATACCGTCTAACATGATGGAGTTCTGCCGATGTGCCTTCAATCCCAAGGAATTCGGAGCATAAAATACATCCGAGTTCTGCAATCTTATTGAGAGTGTTCTTTTCATCTTTCGTCATTAGCCCACTTGTACCATTCTCTATAAAAAGTCTTAAAAGACTCAAATCCTACACCACGCTTATATGGTTTACCGTCAGGTGTTAAAAGCCAATAAGAATCAATATGAGTGCCATTGTCGGTGTTACCATAAATGAT